GAGTCTATACAACAAACGTTTAACGGAAATGCTAGTAAAGGCAACCGTGTAACTTGCCAAATCTCCCGTAATGGTGATTTAGTTCATAAATTATATGTAGTTTTTGATTCAGTTACAGGTGCTACTAACACAGATGCTCGTAAATGTATTAAAAAAGTAGAAGTAGAAATTGGTGGTCAATTAATTGATCGTCAGTATGGTGATTGGATGACAATCTGGAATGAACTTACTTTACCAAAAGGAAAGGAAACCGGTTATACAGCAATGATTGATGGAACTGCTGCATCTGGTGATAGTAAAGCATATGTTCCACTTGAATTCTGGTTCTGCCGTAATATTGGTTTAGCATTACCACTAATTGCTTTACAATATCACGAAGTTAAAATTAACATTGAGTTTGATGCTACTATTGGATTTACTGATGCCACCTTATGGGCTGATTACATCTTCTTAGATACTGACGAACGTCGTCGTTTTGCTCAATTATCTCACGAATACCTTATTGAACAAGTGCAATTCACTGGTGATGAAACTATAAGTTCAACTAAATTATCTGCTAAATTATCTTTCAACCATCCTGTTAAAGAATTAATATGGCAAGGTGTTAGTGGTGGTTGTGGAAAAGCCAAACTTATGCTTAACGGTAATGATCGTTTTGCACAACGTGATGTAACTTATTTTACTCACGTTCAACCATATCAACATCATACCAATATACCAGGATCTGATAAATATATCAATGTATATTCTTTCGCATTAAAACCGGAAGAACATCAACCATCTGGAACTCTTAATATGTCTCGTATTGATACTGCTCAACTTCAATTAACAGATGGAACTAATGGAATTGTCAAAATCTACGCTCATTCTTATAACGTCCTCCGTATCCTCAGTGGTATGGGTGGTCTTGCGTATTCTAACTAAACTTACATCTAAAATTATTTTTATTTATAATATAAATCTAAAATTATTTTCTTAGCTTATATTAAAAATGGGTGGAGGTCTTCTTCAACTTGTAGCTTATGGTGCCCAAGATGTCTATCTTACCGGCAACCCTCAGATCACTTTCTTTAAAGTAGTTTATCGTCGTCATACTAACTTCTCTATTGAATCTATTCAACAAACCTTTAACGGAACCCCCGGTACTGGAAAACGTGTAACTTGCCAAATCTCCCGTAATGGTGATTTAGTTCATAAATTATATGTAGTTTTAGATACAGTTGGTGATCCTGATGCTCGTAAATGCATTAAAAAAGTAGAAGTTGAAATTGGTGGTCAATTAATTGATCGTCAATATGGCGATTGGATGACAATCTGGAATGAACTTACTTTACCAAAAGGAAAGGAAACAGGTTATAATACAATGATTAATGGAAATAGTGGTAATAACGCATATGTTCCTCTTGAATTCTGGTTCTGCCGTAATATTGGTTTAGCATTACCACTAATTGCTTTACAATATCACGAAGTTAAAATTAACATTGAGTTTGATTCTACTACTTTCACTGATGCCACCTTATGGGCTGATTACATCTTCTTAGATACTGACGAACGTCGTCGTTTTGCTCAATTATCTCACGAATATTTAATAGAACAAGTGCAATTTACTGGAGATGAAACTTTATCAGGTACTACTGGTGGGTCGGTTAAATTATCTTTCAATCACCCCGTTAAAGAACTTATATGGAAAGGTGTTGGCGGTGGTTGTGGAAAAGCCAAACTTATGCTTAATGGCAATGATCGTTTTGCTGAACGTGAACAGAAATATTTCACTCACGTTCAACCATATCAACATCATACCAATATTCCTACAGATAACACTATCAATGTATATTCTTTTGCATTAAAACCGGAAGAACATCAACCATCTGGAACTCTTAATATGTCTCGCATTGATACTGCGCAACTTAAATTAGGTGGTAGTGCTAATGTAACAGCTGTCAAAATCTACGCTCACTCCTACAACGTCCTCCGTATCCTCAGTGGTATGGGTGGTCTTGCGTATTCTAACTAAATTATTACTTACTTCTTTTTATTTACCATATTAGGATATCCTAATACGGTATTAACACCTAAAAACATTGAAATAATTGAACTAGTTAAAGCACATTGAAAATAATAATTATTAAAGTTCATAAACTTAGACGTTATCCTATTTAAATTTTTAACAAAAGGTGAAAGATTACCGGTTATAACTGAATAGCATATCATAAAACTAGATATAAGTAAAGCATTTTCAATACCATTAATAAACATTTGTTTAGCAATAAGTATATTTTCATTAACATACCATGGTTTATCAGGTATTACAAAACAAATAGTAGGTTTTTTAACAAAAACATAATTAAACAACATTATTCTAATTTAATTTTATATTCGTTAGTATTTTTAATATATACTAAATCATCATTTTTAATAGGTGTATCATCTATATATTTACCATCTTCAGTTCTAAGTTTAGTATATTTATCATTATATAAAGTCCATGTATCATATTCGTTTTTATATAAAACAAGTGTAGGTTTATTTTCAGTAGATTCTAATTTACCGACAATAAACTTTTTCATCATATCTTTCATTAAAGCAGTTTCATCACCACGATATTTAATCATATAATACACTTGTTTGATATTGTATTTTTTTATTAAAAATAAATAAATAGTAATACCAACAACAGCTAAAATAACTATCGCAAAAAATATAAGAAATATAATACCCCACGACATTTTTATTAAATAAATATATATTTTTAAATAAATGGGTGGAGGTCTTCTACAACTAGTAGCCTATGGTGCTCAAGATGTTTATCTTACAGGTAATCCGCAAATAACATTCTTTAAAGTAGTTTATCGTCGTCATACTAATTTTTCATTAGAATCTATACAACAAACCTTTAACGGAAATGCCACTTTAGGTAATCGTGTAACATGTCAAATATCCCGTAATGGTGATCTAGTTCATAAATTATATTTACAAATAAAAGCAGTAGCAGGATCAACTGCAATATATCTTCAACCTTTCTATGGTTATAGAATGATAAAACATACAGAACTTGAAATAGGAGGACAACGTATTGATAAACAATATGGTGAATGGATGTATATTTGGAATGAACTTACTATGGATCAAGGTAAAAAAGAAGGATATTATGAAATGGTTGGTGGTAATTCTGCAAATAAATCAGTTGAATTAAAAGAAGAAACAATAGATTTATATATTCCTCTTGAATTTTGGTTTTGTCGTAATGTTGGTTTAGCATTACCACTAATAGCTCTTCAATACCACGAAGTTAAAGTTAATATAGAGTTTAATTCAATGGAAAATATTAGAGCAACAAACGAAGATGATATACTTGCTTCAGATAGCAGGTGTAACGTAGAACTTAATAGCACTGATTTCGAACAATTTAGTGCTACATTATGGGCGGATTACATCTTTTTAGACACAGACGAACGTAAAAGGTTTGCTCAATTATCTCACGAATATCTTATAGAACAATTACAATTTACAGGAACAGAAAGTATAACAGCAAATACAGTAAAAGCATCACGTTTAAGTTTCAATCACCCTTGTAAAGAACTTATATGGGCAGTAAGACCTGAACCAAATACAGAGGGTTCTAATATCAACTGGAATAACTTTACAAATGCTGAAAACAATAATACTATTAGTAATAATCTAATAACAACAGCTAAACTGCAATTAAACGGAAATGATCGTTTTGCAGAAAGGGATGGACAGTATTTTTCGTTAGTTCAACCTTATCAACATCACAATAATATACCAGTTAATCAAGGTATTAATGTATATTCATTTGCATTAAAACCCGAAGAACATCAACCATCAGGAACATTAAATATGTCGAGGATTGATACAGCACAATTACAGGTTAAAAGCAGTAAATCAGGTGAATTATTTGTATATGCCGTAAATTACAATGTTTTACGTATATTAAGCGGAATGGGTGGATTAGCGTATTCTAACTAAAAACATAAAAAAAATATTAAAACTTATATAGAAAAATTGAACTCTTGTTCATTGCCATTACATTCTGTTTCAACAACATTAACCCTATAACATTCTCCATCAAAATCGGAATAAAGATTATTGGAAAAAGGTGTAGGTGTTTTAACTATTTTTTCTTTGGTATTATTTGTAATAACAATATAAATAATTCCAATAATAAATGCTAAAATAAAAGGTATAAATTGAAATTCAAAACTTGTATTAATCTTCATTTAATTCTTTTAACTCAAAATAATTTTTATAAGTATAAATATCAAATTCAGGTTTTTTTAAAGGATATAATGTTTTAAATAAATTAATTCGTTCAATATAATCGTTGGTATCAGAAGATTGTCTTAAATATTCTTCATATTGATCTTCATATTCTTTACGTTTAAATGATATATTTTTAATATATTTATCACGAAGATCAACTAACATAGTTAATTCTTCTTGTTTATTGGTATTGAACGCCATACAATGTTTTTTAAACTCAATAGGGGTAGATGTAAATAGTTTATACATTTTTATTCTCTAGATTTATAATTTTCTCGAAAGAACTTTTAAATTGATTATCAATTGATTCAGCACCATTCATTTTTCCTTCATATGTGTGTAAAGGAACGTATTTGATTACTGTTTTTTGTTTTTTAACATTACTAATTTTATTTTCATAATAACCTTGAACTATAACTAATATACCAATAAATACTAACAATAAAATAACATTTTTCATATTTTCTTATTATACATAAATATTATTTAATCTACATTGGTCATATCAATGGTTTCAACATCATTAAAAGGATCTTTAGTGGATGTAGTATCAACTTCTTCTTCATCATCATTAATATCCATACCAAGCATAACGACATTAAGAACTTTTTTAGAAAAATCAACAGGTTTAATAATCTGATAACCGGAATACAATAAAGCACTATTGATAACAAGATCAAGAAGATCTCGCAATGAATTATATTCTTCAGTATCATTAATATTCTTAATTTTCTTGATAATAGGATGTAGAGGATTAATTTCCAATACTCTTTTATTTAACATAACATTAGCATTATCAGTTTGTCCTAATGTTTGCGATTTAATAATCTTTTCCATATTAGCCGAAAAACCATTTTCGGGTGAAGATACTATACAAGGTAATTCCGATACTTTATTAGTAATTTTAACTTCACTAAAGGTGGTATAAAGACGTTTAATATAATCACAAAGTGATTTATATTCTTCTTTATGTTTTTTAATAAGTTCTTTATCAGCATCACTTGTATTAGGTAATTCAATATCACCTTTGGTGATGCAGGTTAAAGTGCATTCTTTGTATTGCATAAGTCGCTGACACATATATTCATCAACTGGATCAGTCATAAATAGAACATCTAAATCATTTTTCTTAAACCGATCTAAGAATGGAGATGTTTTAAGTATATCCATATTATCTCCAGCAATGTAATAAATAAGTTTTTGATTTTCATTCATAGATGTAATATAATCGTCAAATGTGATCATCTTATCGGGTGAATTAGCAGAATAAAACATTAAAAGATCAGAAACTCTTTCACGATCTCCACTTTCTTCATAAACACCAAGTTTAATATTTTTTTGGTAAGTCTTATAGATTTTAAGATAATTATCCATATCATTCATAGCAGATTTTAACATATCAATGCTTTTCTTAACAACTGCTTTTTTAATAACTTTAATAACCTTATTCTCCTGTAATATTTCACGTGATACATTGAGAGGTAGATCATCAGTATCAACAACACCTGAAATAAAATGAAGCCATTCGGGACATAAAACCGCACTATTATCGCTAACAAATACTTTACGAACATATAATTTAATATTATTTTGTTTTACACCTCTTTCAAATACATTATTCTTAATTTTTTTAGGTAAATACAAAATACCTTTATATTCTATTTGTCCTTCACCGCTGATATGTTTATAAGTATAAGGTTTTTCATTATCATTTGTTAAAGATTTATAAAAACCATAATAATCTTCTTCTTTTAACTCATTGCTTGATCTAGTCCAAATAGGTTTATGTTCATTTATTAATTGAAATTCTTTAACAGTTTCAATAATTTTTTTCATCTTTTTAGGTTTTTCTTCAACGTCTTCAATAGTAACATCATCTAAATTAGATGAATCAAGATTAGAAGTTCCATCCGTAACAGTTACATCTTCTTCTAATAATGCTTCTTCATCCTCAACTTCTTTAGTTTCCTCACGTTTAATGAAGACTTTTACAGGATAATTAATATATTGAGAATGTTCTTTTACAATGGATTTTAATTTATTAACATCCGTATATTTATCTAAAGCTTCGTCGCTTAATAAGCATTTAATAATAGTTCCTTGTGTAAGATTATAATCAGGATGAATATGATCTTTAAGGTTGTCTTCAGTAAGTTCTTCAATAACATATTGTCCTCCAGCATCTGATGTCCATTTAAAATATCCAGAATCTGTTTTTTTAGTAATAATAGAAACTTCTTTAGCTACTAAAAAAGCGGAATAAAATCCAACACCAAATTGTCCAATTAAGTTGCTATCTTTAACTTTTTCCATAAATGCTTTAGTTCCTGAACTAGCAATTGTTCCTATATTTTTAATAAGTTCTTCTTTAGTCATACCAATACCTGTATCAATAATATTAAGTGTTTTATTTTCTTTATCAGGTATAAGTGTAATACAATTATCTACTTTATTGTCAGGTTTGTTAGTAATACAAAAATGATTATATTTGTCAATACTATCACTAGCATTTGAAATAAGTTCTCTTAAGAATATATCCTTATTGGAATAAAAATTATTAATAATAAGTTTAAGTAGAGCTGAAATATCAGTATCAAATGAAAAGGTTTCAGTCATCTTTCTTAGTTGTATTTAAATATTTTAAATAAGTTTTTATATAGTTTAATTAAAATGACAACAGTAAAAAGTAAATTAGTTCCTTTACCTAAAAGAAAATTAGTTCCATTTCCAAAAAGTTCTTTGAACACTACCTATATATCTGATTTCTCAAAAATAAAAGTATATGATATTATAAATGCTGAATATGTTGATTATGATGTATGGTTCAGTCAAGAAAATAAAAACAATGTAGTTTTTGAATATAAAGGTAAATTAACTGGTTATGATCTTACAACTATTAATCATAATATTACATATGTAAAATGTAAGAAAATTAATAATATTTTACTAAAAAAACAAACTTTTAATAGTAAGGTTAAATACATAAATCTACCTTTAATTAATAAACCTAATACGTTTGTTATTGAAGAAAAGAAATTATTAGGTTTAAAACAAGGTCATTTTAAAGTAGAAGAAAAAGAAATAAATCAAGAATTTTTAGATATAAGATATAATGCTCCAAGTTCTTCATTAGATCTAAAAAGATTGGAAGATGCTGATATATTCAAAGATGATACTAATCAAAAATATAGAATAGCTTTAGCCTTTTATACTGCTTTTTATCAATTTATGAAAACTAATATTAAAAAAATAAACCTAGATATTGTATATGGAACATACAGACCCATTGAAAAATTAAAAGAAGTATTTGGTATTGAACAATTATATTCAAAAAATGGAATTAATGTAATTAATACTTATCCATTTTATGAAAAAATAATTCAAACAATTAATATTGAAGATTTAATTGATAAAAAATATAATATTATGTATATGTCATATGAAAATATAAATACTAATATTAAAATTCATAAAATAATTCCATTTTTAAATTTTTTTCATTATGATGAAGATTTTACACATATAAATGAATTATTGGTTTATTTTGAATACGATGGTAAGTTTTACTTTCTATATTTACGTCTAACATTTTATCCTAATAGTATAAATAATATAGCAATATATCCTTTATTGTTTGAAGAACTTATTAATTTTTCTCCAATAGATGATGATAAAATAAAACAACATATTAGGGTATTTAGTAAAAAACAGATTAATATTTTAGATAATATGTTTAGGTATTATTCAAAAATAAGCAAAGGCACAAATAAAGTGTTATATAGAGGTATGGCAAAAAGATATATTTTTAATACTATTAGTTTTAGCAGAACTATAAATGAATTTATATCTGTATCAAAAAATATAGAAATAGCTAAAGAATTTGCAACAAAAGTTTTATATAAAATTATATTATGTAAAGGTGTTCCTTATATTGATAATTCAAAAATAACTATATTACCAGAAGATGAAATTATATTACCAAGAGATATAGTATTAAAAATTGACGAAACATATAAAGAAAATATGACATATCAAACAATAAATGGTGTAGCAATACCGGTAATTACATTATATGCGAGTTATAACAATGAAAACTTATTAGATAAAAGTTGTATTAAAAAAACCATTGTAAAAATAATTAATTTAAATTCATCACAATCAACAAATGCTGTATCATCAACAAATATTTCTGGAACATACTAATATAAAGTTTTATATTACTTAAATAAATGAATATTGATAATTTAAAAAAACCATATTTTTTTGAACAAAACGTAAAAACACCAAAATATGAGTTTTATAAAGTAAATTGGACATCACCTTTTAATGAAAAATATAAAAGATATGTAGAACCAGGACTTACTGCAATTAATAAAAAATACATTAAAATAAGTTATAACAAAAAATTATATTTAGTATCTATAAAAACATATAAAAAACTACGTGAAATATCTAACCCTATAAACTTTTATGTTACAAATACTAATGAATATATTTCAAAAAATAATTTAGAAAAAATAAAATCAAAATTTCTTACAACTACACAACTAACAACATTATATTTGTATCAATCTCAATTTTATGATGACTATTGGAATAACCCAAATAAATTAAAAAAACGAATACAACTAGATAGAAAATCACATTTTAGATCAACTAGCAAATATTACAAACATTTAGAAGATTACAAATTTTTTATAAAAAGCGATCCTCTCAACCAATTATACTATGTTATTATTTTATTTGGCGAAAATACTTATAGAATTAAAATAATATCAAGTAATGATGTTATAATTTGCGATTCTATATATGTAATTAATTGGACTGATATAACATACAATGTTCTTGAAAGCGAACATATAGAACTATATCATCAAACCAAAAATACTAACAAACCAATTTTACCTCCTAATATGACAAAACCTATAGAGGAAATACTAAAGAAAAAAGATGTTGTTTTAAGCGAAAATGATATGCATTATCTTGTTCAAAAAGTAATAATTGATCAAAAATATATTTTAAATCAATTTTATTATATTACTGCCGAAATTAGTTATCCAAGATTAAATAAATATAAAAATTTTAAAAAAGTTGATTCAATTGAGGTAGATGAAAATAATTTATGTGTAATACCACAAACTGATTTTACTATCGGAGAACATTATAAAGTATATCAAAATAATTCTATTCAACACATTGTTGCTGAGACTGAACTAGCTAAATATATATATAATGCAAATAAAAAAAAACCATCAACAATAACACATTACGAATTTATAAATAATGAAATATTTGAACCTATTCAAGAAATAGTATTTTACAGAGGAATGAATATAAAAAAAGAGCATAAAATATTTGAACAAAAAGAATTTGTATCTATGTCAAGGGATAAAAATATAGCATTAGAGTTTATGGATCTATCGTCGGGAAAGTTTATTACACACACACCTATATTATATGAAATAACTTTAGAAAAAGGTGTTCCATATATAGATTTTAAAATTTTAGGTGAAAATACACTATATTTTGAAGAAGAATTATTATTATTAACATCCCCTTGTAAATTTGAATATGAAGAACCTATTTTAGCAAGCACAGGTGAATATTATACTTGTAAAGTATCTATATCTATAGATAAAGACTTTCAATATAAATTTAAAAATTTACCAGATATAGAAAGGTTTAAAGAATTTAAACTTATTGATGAAAGTAAATCTTCTAGTTCATTTAATATTTCTTCTTCACAATCATCAATAAATTCAAAAATTTCAAAACAGACAACTGATTCAAAATCATTTAAATTGTCTTTAGGTGAAAATATAAAAACTACTGTAATACTAGAAGATGTTATAAATAAACAGCAATATATAGTGTATAAAAGAACAAATATAAAAGATGAATCTGTATATATTGAAATTGATAGCAATTATTATGAAGTTAGTGGTATAATTAAAGATACAAATAAAAAACAAATTGAAAATAAAATAACTTATGAATTTATAACAAGCAATTATAATAATTTTGTTTATCTTAATAAATATTCGCCTATTTTTAAAAAACTTAAATTAATTAAATTTATGATAAAAGAAACAGAAGAAGAAAGAGCAGAAATGGAAACAAGAAGAGAAGAAGAAAGAAAAAGAAGAGAAGAAGAAAGAAAAAGAAGAGAAGAAGAAAGAAAAAGAAGAAAAGAAAAAAGAGCAGAAATGAAAACAGCAAGAGAAGCAGAAATGGAAACAGCAAGAGAAGCAGAAATGGAAACAGCAAGAGAAGCAGAAATGAAAACAGCAAGAGAAGCAGAAATGAAAACAGCAAGAGAAGCAGAAATGAAAACAGCAAGAGAAGAAATGAAAACAAGAAGAGCAGAACGAGCAAAAGAAAGAGCAAAAGAAAGACAACAAAGAAGAGAAGAAATGGAAACAAGAATAGTAGAATAGATATAGCAACTAATTTCTTGATATGATGGTAATTAAAAAATAAATTAATAATTAAATCATCAGTTTATAAAAATAATTAATCTAATTACATTTTTCTAAAAATTTTTTACGATTTAAATAATTACGGGTATCTTCACCACCACGAATCCATTGTGGAACAATATGTTCTGGATTTTGTATTTCAGCAACACAATCTAACATTGGTATAGGATGATAGGTTTGTTTTTCCATTATTTTTTCATTACATTTATCATAAATATGCGAACTATTAGAACCAGATAAAACATCTAATTCTTTACTAGGATCTCCTACACCAGGACGTAAATTAGGGCAAGCTTGAAACATTCTATGAAATAATTGTATATTACATCTATCTCGTGTTTGTTTAGATTTATCATTTCTTAATTGACTTTCGTGGTCAATTAAGCAACTATCAGGATGATTGGCAACATTAGGATGAGGAGCAGGTCTTAAATTAACGTGATCAACATAATAAGTAGGCATTCTTACATTAGGATCTTTACATTCTACAAAGTTGGTATTATAGTGCATATATTCATCTATATTTTGATTTTTAATATCTTTGGATTCCATCCAACAGGTATCATTATAAATATCACAATTTTTATTATACATTTATTCTAATTATATATTTATTTTTTTTGTAGTATCTTTAGCTCTTAGTTTGTTTATTGCTTTTTGTATTTTACTATACATACGTTTATCTTTAATACCTATATAACTTAATGCCATTGAAGCCTTGTGTATTTCACTAACTTGTTTATTTTTAATATCTATTTTATTATTAACAAATATATTATGAAGATTGACCAACGAATCTTAAATCATCTCTATCTAAATTGATATTTTTAATACATCTAGAACTATTACCTTGTTTGCAAGATTTTTTATTATCATTTGAATTATATAACCATTGCATAAGGCTGTCTCGATCATTAGGTATAGTTTTACCTGCAATAGTATGAAATTGTCTTACAGATAATCCTCTTTCATAAAAATCATTGACATCACGAAAGGTATTAGTATAAAAGTTTTCATTTAAAATCGCATTATCAACATAACAAGGTTTGGCATATGTTGTATCTAATACATTAGGATTCATAAAAGGATTATTTACAGAAGGCATAACACAATTAGATTTAAAGTTTTCAATATTATAAACATATTTATGTTGATAAATAATGAAAGTAATAATAGCAACTATAATAGCTAAGGCTAAATAAGATAATTCAAAATCATTAAGTAAAACTAAAATAATACTTAAGACTACACTACCTAAAAATATAAAATTTAATTTATCAATAAATGAAAGTTTATCAGGTATTTCTTGAAATAATACAGTTGGATCATTTAGCCAAAAAATACTCATTCTTTATTTTTACTATCTAATTTCTTTTTTAATTTAGATTTTTTATCCATTTTACGTTGCATCGAACGAGATGAAGGCATATTAGCACCTCCCATCATTCCGGACATCATTTTCATAATGTTTCCAATATCCGGACCATTACCTCCACCTCCACCATTCATACCAGGTAATTTACCTGCCATACTAAGAGCATCTTTCAATAAAGCATCTTGTTTAAGTTCTCCACTTTTCAATTTAGTTGCCATTTTTTGACTAACATCTGAAATTAAATTACCTATCCCGTTATCAGGATCTGATAATGCACCTAATATATCACCTTCAGTATTTATAGATTTCTTTACTTTTTCTATATCTACATCTTCCATTATTTCTTTTGCTAACTTACCGATACTAGTATCTTCAATATCTTCCATAGTAAATCCAGTTTTATTTTCAATAGCAAGTTCTCCAATACGATTAACAATTTTACGATATTTTTCAGGAATAAGATCATCTTCAATATTGCTAGATCCTTTAAGTTTTTCCATAATATTTTTAATATTATCTTCAGTTAGATCAGTATTTTTAAACAAATGAAAAATCAATAAGAATTGATGTAATACTGTAGTTTTTTTAAAAACAACTTTAATATTTTTAATAGAAATATTGTTAAGAATGTTAAGACTTTCGTTGTCTTCAAACCATTTATCAAGTTCTTCTTTATTACATTCAACTAAAGGATTACTAATAAAGTCCGTAAAAGTGGTTGAATAAGCTTCAAGATAATCTTTAGATTTATTATCAAAAGTGCTATAAAATGCGTGTATTTTGTTTAAAATATCTCTAGCAACCGCTTTTTTCTCTTTTAATGGTTTAGCATTTTTTTTAACAGTTTTAATAAATGTTAGGAAATATTGGTTAAATACATAAGTTGTCATTTTACTTAATATATTTATTGAATACCTTTATATCTAAACTATTTTTTTAATGAAGTGCGGATTCACGCATTTTTTGTATTTCAGCTAAACTAGGTAATTGTTTATGTGTTTTTTCAGTATCAGTATTACCAATTGGTTTAATATCAGGTTGTATTACATTAGTTTTTTCATCTAAGTTTTCCCAAATAGTAACTGGTCCGGTTAGATAATTATCATTATCATCAATATTTTCATAACTTTGAGAAATAAATGAATCAATACCGGAAGGTTCTGATAAATCTACTGCAGATTGTGAGTTTGTTGTAGTTGTATTACTAGGTTTTAACAAAACACCTTTTCCCGGTAATAGTAAATGATCAAATACTTCTTTACCAAATATAATTTTATTAACATCAGGTAATAACATTGCTGGAACGTGTGTGATCCTTACGTCAAATATAATTTGATTTGATTTTAAATAATCAACTGATATTAGCTTAATTTGTTTTTGTTTATCTAATGTTTTTAGTGTTTCTATTAACATTGTGCAATGACTACATTGATCGCTATAAAATAAGAACATTTTTTAGTAATATTAATAGGAATACAGTTTTATATAAAAATGATTTATTTATATCATTAAAATAAATGTTTAGCTATAATGAGAAATTAAATAGAATTACATTTGAAACTAAAGGTATTGATTTATCAATATTAAATGGTATTAGACGTGTATTATTAATGGATATTCCAATTTTAGGATTTATAGGCAATGGTATTGATAGCACTATAAATATTATAGAAAATACTACAGTTTTAAATAATGAAATTATAGCAAATCGTATAGCATTGATACCATTAGATGTAAGCGAAGAATATAATGATAAATATATTTTTGATGAAAATAAATTAGAAATTGAATTAAATGTTAATTGCACTGAAAATATAAAAATAATTACAACTGAAAATCTTGTTGTTACTATGGATGATAAAAAAGTTCCAAACTTCTTTAAAAAACCGTATATTACTATTACAAAATTACGTAAAAACGAATCTTTACATTTAAAAGCGGAAGCTGTTAAAGAAACTGGAAGAAAGAATGCGTCTTTTAATATAGTATCAGCAGTAACATTATTTAATAAACCAAAAGAACCTTTTACAAATACTAACAGTATTATAGAACAAGAGCGTAATTATTTAGAAGGTGAATATGTATTTGAATTTGAAATTATTAATAATACTATATCACATAAATATATGTTATTAAAAGCAACTGATATTTTAATTAATAAATTAGCTGTATTGATTGATAAATCTACAATTGAACAATTTGAAAATAATGAAGAAACTTATGACTTTAGTATTCCAGATGAAAATGATACAATTGGAAATATAATACAATCTTATATATTTGATAACTATGTTATACCTAAAAAGAAAACAATTGAGAATTGTATTTGCACTTATATAGGTTATATAGTAAAACATCCATTAGATAAAGTTTTAACAATAAGAATGACATTGAAGGATGGTAAAAATAAAGAAGAATATATAAACTTTCTACAATTAATATGTAATGAAATAATAGAAAAAAAATTACATCCAATAAAAGAAACTTTTTTAAAACAATAGAATAAAATATGGATGAAGAATTACCAGAAATTTCGATTAAATATATACCAAACTTGGAAAAAGCTATAAATATATTTTCAAAAGAAGCTTTATATTATTATTTTAACGATTTTTTTGATAATGAATCCAAATCTCAAGACATTGTAGATGATTATGTAGATGATTATTTATTAAATAAACCACAAGGATTAGAGAATATATATAGATTGGTTGATGATATTAAATATGAAAAGAAAGAAAATGCAAATTATATGAAGATGTATAAAAATACTTTTAAAAATAAAGAAGATTTATTAAAATCTTTATTTGAGAATCCATTTAATTTTAAATCAATTTACATTGATAATTTTATTAATGTTATTAATAACGATCATCGCTTAAAAATAAAAACTATAATACCAACAGAATTAAGACAAGAAATTTTACAATTATATAAAACATCATTAAATGAAAGTTTATATTCTAAGTTACATCAAATACCTGAAGAAATTAATAATATTATACCTTTAAACTTTTTAGATAATGATTTTGATTATGTAGATGATATAATGAAACGTTATGGAAAAAATATTGAAAATATGACAGACGAAGAATATAATAAAATACCAAAACTTACGGATAAAAAAGAAAAACCGGTAAAAACTACAATATTAACAGTAGAGAATATAGTATTTTGGGATGGTGATATAAATAAGTATATTATAGAAAAAGATCAAGAAAAATATACGGAAGATGATATAATTAAAATATTAAATTATTTAACGGATAAGAATCTTGATTTACCAGAGTCAACTAATATGTTTAATAATATAGCAGATTTGTATAATAATATAGCAGATAATAATATATATATTGATGATGTATATAAGAATGCTAATAATTATTTAAAGAAAATAGAAGTTGAAAGATTATTAAAACTCTTTATAACATTGAAAAATACTAAAGATACTGAAATAATAACAGTAAAAACTATATGTAATACAAAAGATAAAGTATTTAAAAATGAATATAAGTTTCCACAAGAACTTATAGAAATAATTGATAATGAATATGAAAATAATATAGCAGATAATTATATTGAATATGGTAATGTATTATTACCAAATATTGAAACAATACAAATTAAAGAACCTAATGCTAATGTATTTTTAAAAAATTTAATAAAAGAATTAGGAGAAGGTTTAAATATAGATTTAGATGATATGTTAAACTATATGAAGTTTTTTAAGGATACTGAAAAACTTGAAAGTGCTTTATTTTACTTATATAAAACACTACAAACTAATTTTTATAACAATAATTATGATGATTTTACTTTATGTGAAGAATGTATTGATATCTTCTATGAATTTGAAGAACCTATTAAGATCATAGAAAAAAAAGTAATTTTTCCAAAAACTAAATCAATATATAGGTATATAATATGTTGTTTTAAGAATATATCAAATAATGAATTTTTTGTAACAGAAAAAGATGCTGAAAAGAAATTATCAAAAATGATTTTAAGCCATTCAAGTTGTAAAGATACATTAGATGAATTAAAAGCATTATATGATAGTATTAAACATACAGTAGAAAAAACCGATATTAAATTTTATAAAAATTTAGTAGAACAATTAAGAAATTCTAAGGATGATATAAAATATATAAGTTTTGTTAATGCGTTAAAATATATTGTTCCAAAAAAATTACATAGAATTAATGCTTTTATAGCTGGTTGTTGTCCTCAGTTATTAAATCAAGAATATGAAGCTTATAAAGATATAACGCAGGTAAATCAAGAATGGTTGAAAGAAATTCAAATTTACCGTAAAACTAGTATAATATCTTATGATAATAATTGGGATGTAAAAAATTACTTACCATCAAATCTAAATGAAAAGCAAATAGAAACTTTTAAAAATGAAATAGATGATAAAGATGATAATCTAGACAATTATAATATAGAAATAGATGATGTTGAAATAAACAAATATTTAGAAAATCAAACTTTGTTGGATAAATATGTTGAAGATAGTGTTAAATCTTTTATGGCAAATGTGACAACACATACCGAAATATTTTCTTTAACAAAATATATTCTAGAAAAATGTAAAATTGTTCAAAATTTAAAGCATTTATTATTAGCAGGATGTTTAAAAGATTCAAACTATTATTATGATCAAGTAGCAATATTAGAAAATAGTTGTTGTAATGATTATGATTTCACAATTAGAAGACAAAAAATGTATAAGTATTTGGCAGCAAACTATCTAACACATTTTAATACTGAAAAAAATAATGAAATATATGAAAAGATTAAAGCTTTAAATTCAAAAGTTGTTTTATCACGTGAAGAATACAATAAAGCTATAAGTAATTATCGTGAGAAATTGAAAGTTGAAGCAATAAATATATTAGAAAACTTAAGTGTTGAAGATAAAGAAGTAGCAAAAATGTTAAAAGATGGTGGTATAATAAGTACATATGATGATTATGATACTAATAAAAATGATAATGATAACGAACCAACTGTAATTTATAAAGGTAATGATAATGATGATATACCATTATACAACTAATTTTTCAATAGGTTCAAAAGAAACATAATCATCATTGGTTTCTTTAGGAACAATAGGATGAAGCCCAATTTTATCTTCACCAACAATACCTTTAATATTAATATCAATAACTCGTTCCCTTGTATGATTTACATAAACTAAGAAATTAATATGTTTTCCGTTTAATTTATAATTACGATATAATATCATATCAATATCAAGTAAATATTCTTGTTTTTCTTCATCTTTTTTATATTTAATTAAAAGGTCGTGTACTATTTGTATATCAGGTGTATTTTCTGCAATTTTATTAGTTATAAATTGATAAGCTTTATTGTAAATAGCTGTAATAGTAGTATCACTTTGTTGAGTTTGCCATTCAGTATTTCTTAGAATAATGTATTTTTCAGGTGAAGAAGGGTGAAACATATCAACTAATAATTCTAAATATTTTTCATTAGAAAACTCATAATAATAAGAATTTTCAGGTGTATTAATATCAATGTTAATACTATCAATAGGATGGCGATCTTTTAAAGCATCTGTTTTATTGGCAGTATTTATTTTATAATTATGAGGTAAAACAGCAAAATATTCAAAACAGTTTTTCATAGTCATAAAATAAATAGTAATAAGTACTAAAATTATAATAATTTTTATTATAGTTTCCATAATTTTATTTTAATGTAATGTAATTATTTAGGCAAATATATAATCACTATCATCATTACATTCTTCTACGTTATGACAGAAAGGTTTATTAATAATACCTGAATCATCATATTTTGTATAACTTAATCTTCTAACACCTATAGGTAACTGACAATATTGATCTACACATTTTCCTTTATCTGTTTGATATTGTTTATTTTTTCCATAAAAAGGACAATCTTCATCTTTATGACAAGGTTTATCCCAGACTGTTTCAGTTTCTTTAAGATTACCAAAAGGATCGTATTTCATATTACATAATTGTTTATTAATATTAGTTTTATCACCATAACAGTGATATTTAGGATCTTCTACTTCAGGATCACGTTTTAATCTAGTAATAAAGTTTTCAGTAGTATTTATGTATGGTGTAGTAGTGTTCTTAATAGTTATTTTTTTATTAAAATTCCAAAAACTTTTAATATTAATTTCTTCTTCTCTAATATTTTTCATAAATATTTTCATTCTATCAATGTCAATACTATCAAATGAATAAATAAATAAATCAAAATCAGATATTACTTTAAATACATAACTATCTTTAGCAACTGATACAATACCAAAATCAACACTATCAAATAAAGGAACTTTAGGATTTAATTTAACAAGTTTAAATGGTTTTATACGATAAGATTTACTAATAGCATTAATAAACTCTTTATCAGTATCTGATATATATCCTATTTTTCTTTCGTGAATATTATGTGTGCAATATAAATTAGGTGATTTGGAGATATAAAAGAAATATTTCTTATTATTAAGATATTCAATAAGTTTATATTTATAATAAAATAGCCAATATAAAATAATAATAATAAACAAGATAATAAATAACTTTATCATTTGTTTATAATAAATAAAATGCTAAGAATTTTGATTACCTTATTAATTTATATAGTTATTTTAAGTATATTATATTTGTTTGAACCGTCTTTAATGTTTGAAGAAACTGGAAAACTAAAAACTATAGGATATACGGATGAAAATAGATCTTTATTTTCAGTTTATTTATTAACACCTATATTAATATTATTTATATATATAATTACATTAGTTATATGGCGAAATTAACTTTTATTACAATTGATTTTGATGAAACAACATTGAAAGAGTATGAAATATTATATGTAGAAAGGTTTTGTGAATTAAATCAAAAAATAATAATGGCAACAAGAGTATCAGTTCTTGAATGTATTAGCAATTCAACTAAAAAAAAACTAATAATGATAAACGATAATGTAATAAATGAAAAAGGTTTTTGGTCTTATTTGGAAGATATTAAACACGATATAATTATATATATTAAAGTTAATTGTATTGAAGATATACCTTCTAATTTACTTAAAAATTCTACAATATTAGTTGAAGAAACTACAATACAATTAAAGCGTAAAATAAATCGTAAAGTTATACATAAATATCGAGAATTTATGTTAGATTTAAGTTATATAGAAGCTTTTGTTAAAATGGATGATACAATATTAGAAAAATTGAAAAGAAAATATCTATTATGATATAATAAAGGTATATAGCTATGGCGGATAAAGAAGAACCTGAAGAAAAACGTCAAGAAGAAGAAGAAGAATCACAAGCTGATAAAGCAGTAAATATAGCATCTGGAATGACAAATAATGCTGTAGAAGGTGTAAAAAACATAGCATCTGATACAGCATCTAAAGTTACTGAAGAAGCAAGTGCCGCTATTGAAAAAGCAACAGAAATGTTAAGTAATCCAAGTGTATTATATGGTCTTATAGCTGTAATTGTAATTGCTGTAATATGTGTTGCTGTTGTATATTATTTTATTGCTAATGCGGTATTTAATAAAAAATCAATTATAATTGAGAAAACTAAGTTTCCTATAAAAGGTAATGTTAAAAGTGTTGTTATGATTGAAAACTTTCCTTCAAGTGGTAATGGTCTTAAAAGAACTTACACCTTTTGGGTATATGTAAATGATGTTAATAATGCGGGTGGCAAACCTAAACATATCTTTTCAATTGGTAATGATAGTTCTGGCGCTGAAATAACTGACAAATCTCCTGTAGTTGTTCTTAAAGATTCTAAATTACATATATGTTTCCCGACTACTGATACAGATGTAACAAATGCACCTACAAATGTTGATCAAATTGGCACTACTGTTAAACCAAACAATACAGTATCATTTGACTATTTACCTATGCAACGATGGGTGCATATTGCGGTAGTAATATCAGATGATTATCAAGGTTCAACTGTAAGTTTATATATGGATGCACAATTAGCTTCATCTACTACTGATGGAAAGGATACAATATTAAAAGGTTTTAAATTAGATACAACAGGTAGTTTAATAGTGGGTGGTGATAATAGTGCTACTTATGGTTTTAACGGATTATTAAGTAAAGTAGGTATTCATAACTATGATCTAAATAGTCGTGATATATATAATATTTATAGCGAAGGACCTATTGACGGTCTTCTTGCTTCTCTAGGATATGGAGTAAGAGCACCACTTTATAAGTTAGCGGATTAATATATTTTTTATCTATTTCTTAAATTAAAATGATATATGTATTAATTCAAATAATAATTGCAATTATTTTAATTGTTTTAATGGGTGTATTAGCTTATGGTATATATAATAAAAATGCAAGAGAAATATTACTTGATATAATGACCCCGACAACAATTAGAAAGAAAACTAAAATACTTGATGGTGTATATGAATATGAAATTGGAAAAAAGGTAACATTTAATACACGAGATAAAAGTAAAGGAACTTATGTTGATTTAAGTCCTTCAATAAATCAAAAAGGTGGTTCAGTTTATACTTATAACTTTTGGTTATATTTTCCAGAAGCAGTTAATAATGTTAATGATAAAACATTAGTATTATTTAACAAAGGAAGTGATCAGTTAGTTAAATATAGTAGCACTTATAGATGTGATACAAATGAAAATAATGGTTGGTTTTTAGTAAAAAATCCATTAGTTCGTTTGGATATCAAAGGAACTGAAATAGATGCAATAATAGTAGAGTTTAATAGTATTGAACATCCAGATGTATTTCACGCAGGTGCAAATACAGGAGACAAAATTTGCACTGGAAATATGGTAGATAAAGATAATAATTTAATTGGTATTAAAGATCTAGCAAACAGAAAAGATTTACGAAAACAATGGAATATGATAACTATAATAGTAAGTGAAACATCACCAGATGATGATGTTTTTGTAAGTTCAAATCAAGCAGTTGTAAAACTATATTTAAATGGTTATGCATATTTAGATAAAGATGGAGAATTAGCAGAAAAATCAACAGCAATGAAAGTTAATAATAGCGACTTACACCTTGGAACTGATAAACTAGCAAATAATAATGATGCTTTACCAACTACTAAAGATGCTCCTACCAAAGTAGGAATATCAGATCTAACGTATTTCAATTATGCTTTAGAAGATAAAGAAATTGTTAGTTTATTTAAAGAAGGTTGTAAAAAATCAACAGCTTTAATACCAACAACATCAACATTTGACGATGGTCCAGAAAAAACTGAAGCTTCTTTAGAAATAAAATCTCATAATCATCCAAAATCTCTTTAGAAATATATTTTTAATTTATTTTTTTATAATAATTATTTTAGTTTAAAGGTGTAAAAGATATAATAAATAAATAATGCCAGTGGCACCATTAATTCAATTAGTATCAATAGGGCAAGTAGATCAATATTTGTCATTAACACCTCAATTAAGCTATTTTAAATATGTATATAAACGTCATACACGTTTTGCTTTAGATAATTTAAAATTAAGTTTTGATAGTACTACCGTTCCTACATTGGGTAAAGAGAATAAATGTTCAAAAAAGATAGAACGCCACGGTGATCTATTAAGTAATCTAACATTGGTTGTAAGAATACCAGAAATAAATATACCGGAAAATAAAGATTATAGATTTAGATGGATAGATAATTACGCAACTTTACTAATAAAAAAAGCCGAATTATTTGTAGGAAGTCAAGGAGTAGCTATAAATACATTGTATGGTGAATGGATGGTAATATGGAATGAACTTACTATGGCACCGGATAAGAAACATAAATATGATATTATAACTGAAAACGTAGCAAGTTCTTTAAATCCCCGAGCATCAAATAAACAAATAAAGATAACAAAAAATAATCAAATAAGGTATGAATATTATCCTGAAAATCCAGCAATAAAATCAAAACGCATTGGTATCCCTTTACCTTTTTATTTTTCTAAAAATCCAGCATTAGCAATTCCTCTATGTGCTCTTCAAACAAGTGAAGTAATATTAAGTATAGAATTTGAGGACGTGGAAAAACTATATCAAGTTTATGATAAAAACTACGATAACGGAAAAAATAAAGCAAACGGAGCATACGTAAGCCCATCAAAACATCCTGATGCAATATCAATAAAGACATTTGTTGCACCAGAACAATTAGACCTAGATGCTCATATAGAAGCACAATATGTATATTTAAATGAGACTGAAAGAAAATTAATAACGGTAAATCGTCGTAATAATGTATTTTTAGTAGAAAATGTTCAAAAACGTGAAAAAGAAACAACTAGTATAAAAACCACAATAGATTTGGATCTAAATACACCTATAAAAGAGATGATTTGGGTATTAAAAGATACAAATAATAAAACTAATTTTAATTTACAAACAACATATACATATGATAATAAAGAAATATTGAAAAATGCTAAAATATTATGGAATCGTTCAAATGAACGTGTAGAAGAGAAGGATGCAGTATTTTTTAATAAAATCCAACCGTATATACATCATAGTAATGTTCCTAAAGAGGGTATATATTGTTATTCGTTTGCTTTAAATCCTGAAAAATGGCAACCAACTGGTTATTATAATCCAGGTGGTAAATTTCCAATAAATACGTCATTAGTGTTGGAGATAAACGAAGAGGTAAAGAACCGACAATTTGATATAAATGTGTATGTATTACAATATAATATATTTGAAATAATAGGTGGTATGGGAGGTTTTAAGTTCAGTTAATTATATATTTTAAAAGATAAATATGGAAGTATTTACTTTAATAATTTTCATTGTGATAATATATTTATTATATATTTTAATAAATACAATATCATCATTAAGAAGTGAAGTATATGAAATGAAAAACAAATGTATAAAAAATATATATAAAAACGATAAAGATAAATTACAAAATACAGAAACATTGGATATTAAAAAAGATATAGCGGATAAGTATAACTTTTTTACAAATATGTTTAAAAAAATGATATAAACACTTATTTTTATTATAGCATAACATAATGCCTAGAAAAAAAGCACCAAAAGAAGAACCAACAAAAAAGAATATTGATGAAATATTAGGTAATACTGAATTAAATGAAAATACTATTATAAGACTACCATTAACTGATAGTTATTTAAGGAATGATAATGATAACATAGATGAACCAACTGGATATGATAATGGTAATTTGGAAAGTTTTTCAGAAATAACACAACAAGAACCTTTTAAAAAATCATTGTGTTTGTGGTGTAGACACGATATAAATGATTTTATATGTGGTATGCCTATACAATATGATTCATTAACAAATCATTATACACTGTATGGTAATTTTTGTTCTTTTGAATGTGCATCAGCGTATAATTTTTCAAAGAATACACGTAGTGATCGTGTATGGGATATAAATAATATGATAAATATGATGGCAAAATCATATGGTTATGAAACACCTATAAATCCTGCTCCAAGCTATGAATTATTGGATATATTTATGGGAACGATGGATATTAAAGAATTTAGATGTGTTCATAAGAAAACAGATAAGTTTTATGCGGTAAATATACCACCACATTCTTATGTTCCATCTGTAGCAGAAATATTAAATACATCATATATTAATAATAAAAAGAATACTAAGAATATTATAGAAAAAATGATATAAACTGAAAATTATTATTAAAGTAATGGAATTACATATAACAAAATACCGTATATCAACTATAACTAGTAATGCAAAATTGTTGATAAAAGATAATGAAGAACGTTTAGATATCAATTTAATTGAGTTATTTAATAATATCACAATTAATAGTGATGATAAAGCAGAAAGTTATGTTTATACATCTAGATTTGAAAGTAAAGATAGCACAACTAAAATCGTAAGGGGTAATTATATTAAAAAGAAAAGAACTATACAACATAAAAGAACATTTGATAATCAAATATCTTTTGTATATAAGTTTGCTGAGAATTATTATGTAAATGTTAAAGTATTTCAAAATGGTAGCTTACATATAACAGGTAGTAGAACAATTGAAGATATTAACATACCATTAGAAAAACTCGTAAAAGAAATTAAAGACAATAATATTAAAATATTAGAAAATATTGATAATTTAGAATATGGAAATATTCAAATATTAATGATTAATACAGATTTTAAGATATTTAAAGATATTGAACATAAATCAAACTTTGCAATTAAACGAAGAACTTTGCATACAATATTGATAAATGATTATAATATGATAGCAAGATTTGATCCATCAACATACCCAGGAGTTAAAATTGAATATTGGTGGAATAATTTAAATAATATTAGAGATGCTTCAACTCACTATGATATAAGAAATGTAAAATCAAAATCTAATGTTAAAGACGGCATAAAGAAAATAACAATAGCAGTATTTGAAAGTGGAAGTATATTGATCACAGGAGCTATTACTATAGATCAAGTAAATGAAACATATAAGTTTATATGTGATATAATTGAAAAAAATAAAGAACAGATATATTTTAACATTTAGATTCTTCTTCAGTATTATTACCTAATCTAGTATAAGCCGGATTATGTGTTTTAGCATAAAATTGTTTCATATATTCACTTGATATTGGTGATATATGTGGTGGTGCCCAATCTTCTGCAATATTGGCAGCATATAAACCTAATCCAGGATCAGGTGATTTTAACTTAATATTATTTAAAGCATTCTTATTACAATCTAAGAAACTGAATTGAAGTGCAGACATTTTTATTATTCTAATATAAAATAAAATGTCTTCGTCTTCTGTAGATGGTTTAAGCAACGAAGATATAATAAGAACAGTTAAAGAAATAAGATCAAGAAAAGATAAAATAAAAAAAGATGAATATTTATATTTTAAAACTCGTTATGAGCATTTATACAAAATGATTACTGATAAGGATATGGATTTTGATGAAGAAGCATTTTATACAATGTTAAATCAAAGAAGTAAAGTGTTATCAGGAGAGAAAGATATTAAGACTAGTTCAGAGGAAATAAGCACTAAGTTTTTTAATAAATATCATCCGGATCTCACGAATCTTAAATGATCTCATATAAAGCTATAATGGTTTTATGAAGACAATGATGACTCTAAATAATATTATAAATAAAACAAAAGAGATTAAACTACCTAGTATATCTTGGAATAATACATTATTACAAGTATTACGTGAGAATCATTATTGGCCAGCAATTCAAACAAAACGGTTTTATTCAAATAATAATTTAATATTATTACATAATACTTATAAAAGGAAAGATGTTGAATCATATATTGATTTATATAATGAATGTCGCAGTGTAATCTTAGATTTTTCTTCACCAAATGTAATACTATTTAAAGCATCTCCTACTCCTGAAACTTTAAAATACGAAGATGCTATTGATAAATATGAAGATACTATAGAATGTAATATAGCTTACGATTCAACTTTGGTTTATGCATATTATTGTAATGATTGGATATTTAGCACAAATACTTGCACCAATATAGATTATTCAAAGTTCAACCATCCTACAAAGAAATATGGTGAAATGTTTAATGAAGCATTACCTATAAGTAGAGAAGAATTAATATTAAACTTAGATAAAAATATTGTATATACATTTGGTATTATACATTATGAAAATAAAAAATATGTAGATTATACAAATGAGTTTGGTGAAAATTATAAAAAAATAATATTATTAAATACAAAAGAAAAATATACAGGAATAAATGTAGATATCACATTAGATTTTGGAATATTAAATCCTAAAAAAATAAGTTTAAAAGAAGGTTATAAGTTGAAGAATATTTATGGATTAATTTTTGAATATAATGATAAAATATATAAAATAACACCTAATAATATAATTTTTCAAGAAGAAACCGATTTTGGTTATCCTAATGTATGGCGTAATATGATATGGATATATCAAAAAAATATGGATGATTTTCATATATCTGATTATATTAAAACTTATAATAAAAAAATAGATTATCCATTAGATAATAATGGTGAAAAACTAGATCCTACGTATTTGATACATACAACAATGATTTCAATGAGAGATATATTACATAATTTATATACAACAACTACAGTTTATTTTAAACAATATAATAGATTTAAAATGTCAAAAGATATTGATAGTAAATTACCACCTATTTTACAATATCATTTAGCACAATTAAGAAGACAACAAGTTACAATATATGTAGAAGATACTATAACCGATAAAGAAATATTTTGTTATTTATGTTATAGTAATCCTATGAAAAATATAATAGCATTAATTAATTTTTTTGCTACAAACTCGGGTTATGATATATCCTCAAGATCTTCACAGTGTATAACAATATTGAATAATTTATTGATCTAAAGCTCTTTCAAAAATACACCATCTATTTAAAAAACTAAATCTTTTTAAATTTTCATCTCCATCAAGATTATCAATAATAGTTTTTTCATGTATTTGCGGTGTTGTTCTTTTATCTTTAGGAATATCATTAATTACAGTTTGTCTTTCTTTAAAAGTTTCCTCAAATGTTTGTGATTCAATTAAGTTGATTTTAAATCTTGCTAATTTAACTTTTAATGTATTAAAATCAACAAGATTTTCTGAAATAAGTCTTCCTGTATTTTCAATAAATACATCAATTTTTTGATTATAAACATTTGTTTGATTTATATCATATTTACGTATAATAGCCCAAACTGTAGCATTAGATATAGAATCTTTACCTATTGCTTTACCTTCAGGTTTTAATATTTTTTTTACTAAATTTTTATCCATAAACGTTAAAATAAACTTACCATTTTGAGCAATATTTTCACAAACATTGCGAATAAAGCCATCTAACATTGTTTCTGTTTCAAAAAAATAATGAACAGAGAACATACACGATACAACATCAAATGTTTTTGGAAAGTTTTTAATAAACTTAAAGTTAGAGTTTTTATTATTATGAAATATATATTGTAATAATGCTCTACTTTCAGTATCAATATTATTAGCAGCTGAACCATTGTTAATTGATTTAGAACAATCTCCCGCTACAAATAACATTTTTGCACCTCTAGTAGACTTTTTTGAATTAAGAAATCTACTATAAGCACCAGCCTTAGCATTAGTAATATTATCTAAAGTGTAATCAATACCCAATACATTTCTGAAATTATTTGAAATCCATCTATTTAAATCTGAAGCTTGACCACATGCTAACTCTAATAAAGATTTTTGATTAGTATTTACTTTAACATTATATAACTTATCTTTAATAATATGATTATGATATTGATTCATTTTATTTGAAATTAAGTTATTTGATGATATAGATCTTTTATAATAAACATCTAAACCTGTTAAATATTTTTTAATATTAATATTAATATGCTGTTTTCCACATATCATATCAGTTGATACTTCATTTGTTATAGAACGCCAAATATTCATAGCAACAAAATAACTGTTTGCGGTTTTATTAATCTGTCCTGCACCAAACTTATAAATATTATTTTTATCGTGTCTTATACGAAGTGGTTTCCATCTTTTTTTATTTGCCAATAAAACTGAATAACTATCATAAGAAAACTCAACAACAGAATTATTTAATATTTCTTCTTCTGTTTCTTCGGTAAAACATCTATAATTTTTATCAGGTTTTGCTTCTATATACACTGATTGCGGTATATCATCAATCGTAAATTGTTTTAATACATAAATATTTTTATTAAGTAATTTTGTGTTTGTATACATATATTGTAATCCATTAACAACCGAAATTGGTTCCATATCGATATTATTAAAAACAACATTTAATGAATATTCTTTATAAACTTTACCATCTGATGGTAATTTATGTTTTCCTTGTTCAATTACTATGAAATCAATAGTATTTTGATCAGGTGGTTTCCATTTTAAAACCTTATTCCAACTAAAATTATTAATATTAGGTAATTCTACAGGTTTATTTGCATAAGCACCTAATACAGGTATTTTAGTAGGTGTAAATATTAATCCATCAATATGATAATCATAGTCATTTTTATTTTCTAATATTTCATTACAGTCATTTAAAATATTATCTGATGTAAGTTGTTTTTTAACTATAATATCATGACTATTATTATTACTAATAGATCTTACAAAGTCATTCATATAATTGTATCGAGATTCAAGACCATTATCTGCTAATAATGGTAAATTTGTAATTTTTTTATTATTAATATAATACATATCAAAGATAGCAAAAAGATCTTTAGAATTGTTTAAAATACGATTTTGGCATAATATAAGTTCTCCATCTAATAAACAATTTTTTAAAATTGTTGTTATATTACATCCTCTAACTTGCTTACTTGACGTTTCTATTAAAAAAGCTTTAGAATTACTATTAATATATAACAAAAAACGTAATCCATCAGCTTTCTCTGTTACAGCATAATTCTCAAAAATAGATGTGACCCCGTATTCTTCATCTTTAATAGATGCTAAATTATGTTTTTCTAATGTAGCAGGTTTTGGTGCAAACATTACAATATTATTATCTAATTTAACATTACTAGAAAACATTGATTTTATCAATGTCATATAGTCTTTAAGAATATCATTCTGTTCTTCTTTTTTTAAAGGTAGTATATTGTTATCTAATATGAAATGTAATTCACGTATGTAATATTCTTCATCTAATTCTTTATCTGAAATTACTGAATAAACATATTTTGGACTTTTAGTATTAAACACAATATTATTAAAATCGATATCATATTGATTACTTGTTGTAATTATCTCACATTTATAATACACATCTTTAACAGTTTTGTTTTTATAAATTAATTCTTTTTTCATTTGAAATTGTTTTATAACATCTTTTATACTATTTTCAAAATCATCTGTTTCGATTATTTCAATTTCTTTAATTGACGTTGTATAATCATAATCAGTATTAATATGTTCTGCTTTAGTTGTTGTAGTATACTTTTTAATATACTGATTTATAGGCATAATATCAGTTTTACGGTAATCTTTAATTTGTTGTTCATCTGTTATTTTGTAAGTATCATTGTTTATTATAATTTCTAGAAAACTGTTTGATGTTGATAATTCAAAATCATTATTAGTTAAAAAACTATGAGCATTATTAAATAAATTAAGAATGTCGTTTTCTAATAAAATAATATACATTTATTATATTAGTCATCTTATAATCTTAAATCATTTTTTTATAATAAATTTGCTATTATTAGTTTCACATATATTCTGTTTCCGATATTCAAATGAAATATCAAGTAAAAAAGAAAATAACTTACAGATGTATATATTCCATTTATTTTGAGTAATACCATCCATTATCATTGATATTCCTTTTTTTGTATATTTATTACTTATTTTTTGTGTAGAAATAAAAGTAAATAACTTATTTTTAATTATATCATCATCTTCATATAAATCCAAAGTTTGTTTAAAGAAATCTAAAGGACATATATCTTTTGTTTCAATTTTATTTATTTTAATATCATCTGCAAGTGGATTCTTTACACGCTCAACCATATTATTAATATCATCTACAAGTTTATTAAGTTGAGTCTTAACATCTTCTACACTATTCCTAATATCATCTTCTACAGTATCCTTAACATCTTCTACAGTATCCTTAACATCTTCTACAGTATCCTTAACAGGATCTTTAATATCATCAAAAAACTCTTTATCAAAATATTCTATATCATCATAAGAGCTATTAGGTGTATCACATTGAATATCATCAAATGAAATAATCCATTTAGTATTTGGAAAAAGCATAGAACATTGTGATATTTTATCAATTTTATTTTTAAGTAGTTCCATTATTAACTTATATATAAGTTAAGTCTTATATGGTGTATCATAATCTAAATTATTTTCAATTTGGTTATTAAAAATAGAACTAGTCTTAGTCAATTTTTTCTTTAGAATATAAAACTTCATTGTTGAACTAACCTTGTTTTTAATAATGGGTAAAGAACTCTCTTCTTCTATAACAATATCGGTAATAGTTTCAATTTTAATATCATCTGTATCTTCTACAGATTGGAAATTAGTTTTAATAATATTATTTTTAATATCTTCATATGCATTAATATTTTTAGTTAATTTATTACAATACATTATATATGTGTGTATTTGATCTATAATACTACTATCTAATCGCTGTAAATCAATAAAGATACCATTAATATTCTTTGAATAACTAGAATTATTGCTTTTAATAATTTTATATATTTCTTGATATTCAAACATAGAACATTTTACTATTTCATTTTTAATAATTTGTATTTTAGTTTTAATATCCATATTGTAATGTATTATTATATTTTTTCTATATAGTTTCATTTTTAATCATCATCATCCATATCGTCAATGTCATCATTATCTAAATCATCATCTGTATCTACACCTACATCTCCTACATCTTCTACACTATTTTCTTTTATATCTACTAGGTCAATTACACTATCATCGTCATTATCACTATTTATATCATCATCATCATTATCAATATCAATAATGTCATCTTCTACTGTACTATCAGTAGCAACAACAGTATCAACTAATTCTTCCACATCTTCTGTATTATCATCATTTGGATTATTTATAACTAATCCAATTATAACTATTTTATTATCGTTATAATGATAACGTTTTCTACATATTTTTACGAAAACATTACTACCAATATTTAGATCTTCAATATCATATTCATGTTTAATACCTGAAGTTAATCTAGGTATTATTATATCAATAATTACTTTATCATTATCTTTAACTTCAGCTTTAAATCCAGCATTATTACTAGATATAATTTTAGCTTCTAGTATTGTATCAATAGAAGGATTACAAATTGATGCATAACAAACTGCTTTAAATTGAAAAGAACTATTAAAATGTTCTTTCATAGCAATACCGGCTGATCTTTTTATAATTTCAATACTATTTTCTTTAATATATCCATATTTAGTAATTTTATTTTCATATTTAGCTTGTATTTTTTGTTGAATAGCATCATCTATAGTGCTATTTGATATTTGCGAAATAGATAAATTAATTAAAGTAATAATTTTATATTTTTTGAATATCTTAGTCATAATTTAATATTAAAGATTATTTTTTCATTTTTATATAAGGTACAATAATTAAATTGTTTTCATTATAAAACTTTTTTGCTATTTTAATACATTTATCAGTTTTATTATTACTTTTTTCATTTAGTATTTTATCAAGATTTGGTCCAGGTTGTGTTTCACACTTTGTTCCTTTATTACTACCAGAAACTATTTTAAAAACTAAGTTTTTAGTTAAAACTCCTTTTGATTTTGTTGCTACACCAATATTACCATACATTGTTTTATTTTTAATAGTTTGTTCTTCATAATTTAACGTATTTATATTAATGTTATTACCATTAAGATCTTTTATAGGTAAAGGTTTATCAGTACTAAATATATCAAAATAAGTATCATTAATAATTATACAATTATCAGATAAAAGTTTATATAATTTAGGATAATTATTTTTATTGGTAATGATATTAATAGCTATATTATCCCAATTAGTGTTATTTATATAATGCATTAAAAATCTATATAATAATTCAAAATCTTTATATTTTTTTTCATATTTATCAATAATTGTATCATTATTAATAGGTGTTTTAGGTTTATTTAAAACAGGTTCTTCTAATATAATTTCTTTTTCTACAATATCAGGAACATCTGTTATTTTTTGAATACCATTATTATTAAATATTAACAAATAATTACCTATTTTATTTGGAAAAATTACATTATTAATAGCTAAATCTAAATATCTTTTATCATTGCATTTTGATAATAATTCTTCATATGAAATATAATCACGTTGTTTAATAGTATCTTTAATAATTGTAACATATCTATTACTTAAAAACATTTTTTCAGAACGTAAATTATTATCAGTAATAAGAGCTTTATCTATAGGTTTTCTATATTCTTTATCCTGACCTAAAACATATTCTCTGTGATTATTTTGTGAAGTAATAATTTTAACAGGATTTACATTTTCAAATAAAGCTTTTGGAAATACATTTAACTTTTCATTAATACGATTATCAAAAGCGTTTTCTTCTATTATTGATATATAAGATTTAGTTGTAGATAGTTTTTTACTAGCAATATCATAAGCGTGTTCATCTTCTGACTTAATATTAACTTTATCTTCAAAATAACCACAATATACGAAAACCGTAATATTTCGTAATTCAAGTGGAAGTTTAATATGGCTACATCTACGAAAACCTCTTCCTATAATTTGTTCGTGCCTATTAAAATGCCACCAAGGATCTAAAATATGTATTTCTCTAACATTTAATAATGAAAGACCTTCGCTTGCCTTTTTTGTAATTAATATTACTTTTAATTTATCTCCATATATATTACTATCACTATTAACTAATTTTAGAATATTATCAATATTTTTAGGACTACCTACATTATTAATATGTTGATTATTTTCACTTGTAATTATAGCATATTTTAATTTAGAATTTCTTTTAATACTTGAATCATCTAATAAATTAAAGATTTTTGAAGAGTTGTCAACATAGCGTGAATAACCTATATATTCTAATGCTAAAGCTATTTGTAAAATCCCATATTCAATATAATTAGAATAAATAACTGCTATACCATTGGTATTTTTAATATAATCTATAACTTTAGCAATTTTAGGTGCATATGTAGTAATATTAGTTGAATCTAAAACTTTAATTTTACCAATATGTGTATATTTAAACTCACTTTTTAAAAAACATTTAGCAGGTGAATATGCTATATTCATATTCTTAAAATTATTCATAATATGATCAGTATTCTTACTAATTTGTTTATTATTTAATTTTACTTTTATTAGTCCGTCTGGTGTAGAATCTCTCATAGTAGCATCTTCGTGTTGTATTCTAATAGGATATACAAAAGGATTTTGACTATTAATATAAGATATATATTGAGATGAAAGATTAGCTAATAATTCATTTGTTAAATGAGTTATTTTAGATTTACCATCATTTAATAATAATAAATTAAGTAGATCTTTAATTTCGCTTGATTCATTGAACATTGGTGTTCCAGACATTAAAATTAATCTATTGTTTTTACCATTTTGAATTGCGGTTTCAACTTTTGTATATATTTTTTTTAGTTCAGTTTTATCTTCCCCGTCATCATCAACTTCCCCAGGATTACGTAAATTATGTGCTTCATCAATAATTATTGTTTTATTTTGAATAGTGTTATTAGTACTATATTTTATAAATTCTGAATAGGTCATAATATTATATCGTTTTTGTATAAATTGATTTAAATGTAAAGGAGAATCAAAATTATTTAATTTATAAATATCTTCAGAACATTGATTAATATTGTGTTTATGAAGATCATATATAGTATTTTTAAAGTTTTGCATTAATGTTTTAGGTACAATAACAATAATAGGTGGTTCGTCAAAATTATTATGACCTATTAATATAGATTCAGCAATTGAAATAGCCGCACAAGTTTTACCAGTTCCCACTGTATAAAATAATAAAAGATTATTAAAAGGTGTTCTTTTAGATATATATTGTCCTACAAAATATTGAAAGTATGCTTTATTAAAAACATTTGTAGGACAAGCATCGATCATAGATTGATTTAGATCTTCAACAATTTCATAAGATTTTTCAGTATGAACTGCAAATTCTTTAATATAATTAATATTATTTTCATTTTTAACTTTAACAAGGGGTTTTTTAGAAATACTCTTAGATACACTTAATATAGGTGAAATTGATTTAGCTTTAACTTTACTATCTTTATACTTATTACATTGCTTATTTAATTGATGAAAAATAGTTTTAGGACCTTTAGTATTTTGTGTTATCTTTCTATCAGTTGTAGGATCTACAAGCATATTTTTAAACCATTTTAAACAATCTTCTTTATCATATTGTTTAATTCCTTTAATAAAATTCTCAGTTTTTAATGCTGGTTTTGTAGAAATATTAGCATTTAGTTTTTTTATTATTTTTTTACCAATTATACCATTTTTATTAACACAATGATTTGATTCAGGATTTAATATTTTATCTTCAGGACATTCTTTAATTACTTTATTAAATTCATTTTGTTTGTTAATTAGGTTAGTCATCTATTTTATAAATACAAATAATAATTTATATATCAATATTGTTTTGAAATATTACTATGAATATTTTTAAAAAGTTCTATACGTTCAATATTATGAACATTAATATGTTCTAAAACTTCATTATATTTCATCCATTTAATAGCTCTAATTTCTCTAATTTGTTGCATACATTGTTTATTAAACTTAGGAATAGTATGATCACCAATAAATTGTCCAATATAATATGTATGTTTATACATAATCTTATTAGTTCCAAAAAATATTTCGTGATATGGAAAACTATAATCACTAATAGTAATTGTATCTGGTTTATATTGTGTTTCTTCCGTAAATTCACGCAAAGAACATTCAATATCAGTTTCGTTTTGTTTTTTACGACCTTTAGGAAAACCCCATTCCGGTTCTGCAATACTTTTTTTATTATTATTTAAAATATCTTTTAAAATATTCTTTTGTGATAAAATATCAAAATTAGTCTTAGCATCTACATATTCTTTTGTATTTTTATTGTTAGATTGAAACCATATTTTTTCCCAAATAATATCAAAATTATCACAGTTTAATATAGATTGTTCTTCAATAGTCATAGATTGAATTAATGTATTTATTTTAGAAAAATCCATAGATTTATAATTACCTTTAATAAATTCCATAAAAGATAAACTATTTTTTCGTTGAATCATTAAATAAAAAATTTCATTATCTATTATTGTAAAACAAATAATACCATAACTGCTTATTGGATGAGGACAATCTCTATAAGTATGTCCTATACTATTACAATTTTTACAGATTATTTTAGACATAATATATTATAATTATTTCATTTTATATAGTAAAATGGAACCTAAAAATTGGGGTAAATTTGGATGGGGTTTTATACATAATGTTGCACTAGGATATCCTGATGATTTAACATATATGAAAAAAGAACAATATCGTAAGTTTTTTGAAGTAATTGGTGATGTTTTACCTTGTTTAGATTGTCAAGATCACTATAAAGAAATGATAGCTGATTATCCACCTATAATGGTAAATAAAGATACATTATTTAAATGGACAGTTGATATTCATAATAAAGTAAATGAAAGAATTAATAAAAAACAAATAACATTAGATGAAGCTTATAATATTTGGAAAAATACAAATATTATTGAAAAAAAAGAATTAACACCTGATAATAAATTATATTATCTTTCACTTATATTTTTCTTAATATTATTAGTTTGTGTTTTAATTATTTTATATTTTCATACACCTTGATATTCACAACCTTGGAAACCTTCTAGTGAAAAATTACTAAACTTCTCTTTCTTGCTATTAAACTTCTCTTTTTTACCTTTATTACGGAAAGGTTCTAAAGACATACCACTACCCATACCACCATAACCACCCATACCCTCAACATTACCACTCATATCACCTTGTATATCTTGTTGCATAGACATATCACTCGTAGTAGGCATTTCAACTTTAGGTATAACAGTTTCCGGAACATCTTTTACTAATTCTTTAGCGATCTTATTTGATTCTTCTTCATCTACAACAGGTTTAATTGATTTTGATGTAGCAACATTATAGGTTAACATCGATGAAACCGAAGCAAATACAACAATAACGCAAATAATAATGATAATGAAGGCAATTACCCAACCCCACCACCAACATAAACTATTTTCAACGGTCTTACCGGCTACACACGTAAGATCAAATAAGCCTAATATGATAGAAGGAATACTGAATAAAATAACACTTCCAATCAACATAAGTCTTTCACCTAGGGTTAATTCATTTTCGTTAAATAATATAGATAATATAATCGCAATGACTGCAATTAAAATAGCAATCGCCGCATATTGCGATTGAGGGGTTCCAGTTAGCAATTTCGAAATAGTGTTGGTAAAATCCATCGTATATGTTTTAAATAAATATAAGAAAAAAAGATATAAAAGATTAATAATATATTTTAATTATGGGGATTCCTTTTTATTATTCAGATTTAATTAAGAAATATCCAGATATTATTCAAATTCCAAAAAATGTTAATATTTTATTTTTTGACTATAATGGACTAATACATCCAATTGCTCACGAAACAATTTGTAAAGGTAAAAGTGAAAATGAATTCTTTCATTTATTATGGAAAAAAACAATAGATTTAATAGAAATAATTAAACCTGACAAATATATTATATCGGTTGATGGTGTTGCACCTTTAGCTAAAATTAATCAACAAAGAAAACGTAGATATATTTCACCTACGAATAAATCTTGGGATACAAATGCTATAACGTGTGGAACACCTTTTATGGATAGTTTAAATAAATATATCAAAGCAAGATGTATTAATATGGATAGTATGTATAATAATGGTGAAGGAGAACATAAAATACTTGACGCTATCCATAATGATTCTAATACAAATAATGTTTATTTAATTCACGGATTAGATGCTGATCTAATATTACTATCATTAATGAGCGATAAATCTGATAATATTTATTTAATGCGAGAACAAGATAATAAAATAACGTATATTAGTATTAAAAAAATAAAAGAATATATAGAATTAGAATGGTGTTATATTTTTAATAAAGATGCTGATATTATTAAATCCTATTGTGTTATGCTATCTATAATGGGAAATGATTTTATACCACATCCTATTAGTCTTAAAATATCAAGTAATGGTATTAATATACTTAAAACTGTTTGTAAAAATACGTGTTTAATATCAAAAAACGATCCTATTAATATTAATGTTGAAGATTTACAAATAATATTTAAGAATCTTATTTATTACGAAGATAAATTTATGGCAAACGAACCTAAAAATTGGAGAAAAAATTATTATAGAAATGAAGTTTATATAGAAGATATACCACAAGCGTGTAAATATTATATAGATGGTATATTTTGGACTTATAATTATTATAATAAAAATATAAATAAAATAGATCATAACTGGTATTATCCATATTTAGGTTGTCCAAGTATAGCAGATATCGCAAATTATTTAAATGCATATGAATATACCCCTAATTATGATAATCATTTTATACAATCAAAAGAACAATTATTAATAGTTATGCCTAAAACAAGTATTAATGTTTTACCGAAATATCTACAAAAGTATATGATAGATCCAATATATGGATTAGAATATATGTTTGTTGCTGATTATAAACTTATTAAATATCTCAAAAAACACGAATGGGAATATGTTCCTTATCTACCTTTAATTGATATAGAATATATTCGTTCTATTTTTGATGTGCAAGAATCTTATTAATTAATTCTGGTTTATTTCCTTCCGTAGAAATACCAAAATTACCACAATGTTCTTTTAATTGTTCTACTGACATTTTAGCTAATTTAGTTTTAGTAAATAAATTATCATCAACTGAAGGTGTTAATATTTCGGTTATTTCAGAAATAATAGGATCTTCAACTATATCTGTAGGTTGTTCTGCAACAATTTCAATATTTGAAGGTAGTAATGGTTCAACATTTTCTTCAGGTTTATTATCAAATACTTTCATAAACATATCTTCTGCAAATTGATTTGCATTATTTTCTTTATTTTTATATAATAACTGCGTGGCAAAAGTTGTTTCTAATTTATAAAAAGAGCTTTCAAGTTGTGCTATTTTTTTCCATAAATATATAATAGCTACATAAATAATAGCAAAAACCACAATATAAAACACAAGATCTAAACGGTTAAGGATACTACTTAATGATATCATTTATCATCAACATTAGATAATCTATTTTTCATTTTAATCGCACTTTTAATTAATTCATCTGGAAACATCTCACGTCCTAATAATTCTAAAGCTATACATTGTTTAGATTCTTTTTCTCTAATTCTATATGGAAACATAAAATCATATTCATCTTGTTGTATAGCTTCCATTGATAAATTAGTAAAACTTTCTTTATAAGTATAACCTAAATCAATTAAAGAGTGGTAATGGGTTGTAACTATCAGTTTAGCATTTTTAAAATTATTGTTAATATATTCACATACAGCATAAGCGGTTGATTGTCCTTCAATTGGTGGTGTAGAATGCATAGGTTCATCCATTACAAATAATATATTTTGTTCTTTATTTTTACTTGCTTTATCCAATAAATCATAACAATATTTTACCTCTGTTTCAAAATAAGATCTAGTTCCTACTTCATCAGAAACTCGCATAAATGTTTGAATAATATGATATGTATTTGTTGTCATTTTATTAGCCATAGCAATACCAATAGTTTGTGCTAATATAATATTTAAAACAATGTTCTTAACATAAGTTGTTTTACCACCAGCATTTGGTCCAGTTATTACCAAATGCTTCTTTAAATAAGCAGGATTACATACTTGATCTTCATCTAATAATGGTGATCGCATACCAATTATTTTAGTAGTAGAATTATTATCATAATTAACTTTACACCAATTTTTATTATGATATAATTTAGAAATTACATTAGCAATATCCATATAATTAATACACTCTAATATTTGTTTCATTCGTATTCTATAATTAGATGTATTGGTCCAAAAACAATATACATCTGTAAGATCACCATTTATAATGAAAGATTTATCATAATATATATCATTTAATTTCCAATATTCATCTGGTATATTTTCAAATAATTTAGAACATATAGTAATAAAAGATTTAACATTAGATATTTTAGTAGAAAGATCATTACGTAAATTATGTAAATAATACGAATAATCAACCATTTGCCATAAACCATATACATATAATGAAAAATATATTAAAACAGTTATCCATTTTATCAAAGAATATTTAATATCACTATATGAAGCAGTTATAATAGCTTTTAAAGATTTCCATAATATACTTACATATTTAAATAATGAAAAATCAATTTTTAAAACAGTTTTAATATAATAATATGGTCCCAATATTATACTTATTGGTGATATAAATTGCATTAACGGAACTGAATAAACCTTATATAAATGAAATAATTCTATTGTAGGATATGTCAAATTAATAGGAAAATTATACCAACTGTTAGGAAATAAAGCACCTAAAAACTCATTATCAGAATTAGTTTTTTTATAATCTAAACTAACAAAATAATTTACATCTTCTTCAAGATTCTTTAAATGATTTAATTGAATAGTTATATCAGGCATATTAATTACATTTTGCCTTTTACGTAATTCTTCAATATTATATATAGGTTTGCGTATTATATCAACCATCAATTGTTTAGAATTATCTAAAACAGTATATTCTTGCATAAAATTATCAATTAATGTATCATTATAAACATCTTCACTAACAGATGTAGTCATTCTATATAAACAATTCATTAATAATATAGTAATATATACACATTATGAATATTGTAGTTATTTTTATTAAAAATACAATTTATAAATTGCACAAACAACCTTTCGAAACAGATTCAGATGCTTATGAAAGGCTTTGGTGGATGATAAATAACAATAAAGACTTTATTAATCCAAAAGATATAAGTGATTCCATAAAGGTAATTAATATTAAAAAAGGAATGTCTTATTATAATAAATGATAGAATCTAATCCACTTAAATTAGAATATATTATTATAATATTTCTTCTTATAATAGCAATTGTATTATTATTTTATAAAAGCGTTGAACCTGAAAAACCAATAAATGAAGTTAAAAAACCTAAATCTATTTTAAAGAAAACAAATGATCTTCATACAGTTAATAATTCTAATGTAAAGTTTTATGATGTAAGAATGTCGCAAATATCAAATGATATTAATATTACTAAAAATCAAGAACCTACAAAAGAATTATTATCACAATACCAACCAGCTAGAGAAGATATACCAACTGATAACATTTTTTGTAATAGCAATAATGGTAAAATACAAAATAAACCATTACGTTTTAACATATAAAGATTATAATATATATTATCATTATAGTAATGCATTTAGGTATTATATCATTTTGTGATAGAGTATCATATAATATTAAATCAAATGATGTTAAAACTGATATATTAGAAGAAATTGATAAAAAATATAATGTAAAAATAATACAAAAACATTTCTTTAGATTAACGGATGAAAGTGTAAGTCATATTACAGCTACACCTCACGTTGTAACTATTAGAACAAATGGTAATCCGTATTTTTTATATATGACAAAATATGATGATAAAGAAATAATTTATTTTATTGATAAAAAAATACATCCTACGTATCAATTACCAAGAATTATTATAACAAAAGGATTATTTGATCCAAATCTATTTAATGGAACTTTAATAGATGGTGAAATGGTATGTTGTTATAATAAAAAATGGGTTTTTTTAATATCAGATATTATAGCTTATAAAGGAGAACATTTAGTAAAATTTCAATTACCAGAACGGTTAGCAATGTTAAATAATATGCTAGATAATGAATATACCGAAGATTATCCTATAGATATTTGTAAGTATCGTATAAAACCTTATTATAATTTGTGTGTAGATACACTTAATAAAATATCAAGTTTTGAATTTCCATTTTCAGTAAGAGGTATATATTTTTGGGCTTATATTTTTAAATACAAACCTAAACTTATGAATATTGATGATAATGTTATTCAAACAGTATCAATAAAAACAAAAGATAATATTGAATTTACTTTAAAAACAGATAATATAAAAACAGTTAGTAAAACTGATCTACCTGATATTTATAAAGTAAAAGAAGATAATAAATATTTATCTATACAAACTATTAAACAAAGTCATATGGTTCGTGATGCTTTTAAAGACACAAACTTAAACTTTGCTAAATCTATCAGATGCTCATATTCTAAAGAATTTGATAAATGGATACCTATCAGCATTTGCTAATGCAATTTTCAATATTTTTTATATTACTATCAATATCACAATTTGATGAGTATTTAAAACTTATATACACTGACTTATCTTTAATACATAATGATAAACGATTATTAATTTTATATTCTTCTATAGTATAAGATTCTTTAAAAGATATTTTATTAACACAAGGAAATACATATATTGGTTGTTTAGAATCATTATACATTAATATTGTATAATCATCGGTTTCATCCATATCAATTAAAGAATGCTTAAATAAACATTGATTATCATTTGATATTTCATATGTATATTCTAAATTATTATACCAATAACTTGTAAAATCACGTTTAAGAAACTTAAACGTTTTACGTATGGTATTAATATCTTTCGAATTTTTTAAAATTATATAAATTATATTTATGTTGTCGTTTAGTTTATTTTTAAACATTATATTATACTATGTCAATATAGTGTTTATATAAAAAAAAATTAAATTCAATTTAAGCAGTGGTAGGAGTTGCTTGTTTAAAAGGCTTGATATGGGGATTGAGAAGCCTTTGCATATGGAAGAAAGTAACCTCATCACCATCCTTTACACGAAGAAGCTTCTTCAATGTAGCATCAGGACGAATAATACGTCCATTTACAGGATCTTTAAGATTATTCTTGCTAACATATGTGTTAATGTTCTTAGTTACCTCGGTGCGACTCATCAACGTTCCGTGTGCTATTTCTAGGAAATCACACATTTCAGTTGAAATGTCAGTTGGTTTAGCAAAACCACTAGGACTCAAACGAGCTTTTTCTTTACGATCACGTTCCTTCTTAAGGATCTTCTCCTTCTTATCATTTTCTTTAATAACAAGTTTTACTAGAGTTTTAATTG